TACTTTTTGGCCCCTGATATGGCCCCCCTCCATCCTTCCGCGGAAGGACGGACTCGAAGCAAGCTAATTCCCTTTGAGAGTTTCTGGGGTAGCACGTGGAAGACTGGCTTGGGCACAAATGTCAGCCTGCGGGAGTTAGCCGAGAACTTCTACGCTAAGAATACCTTAGTCTATGCGTGCGTGGAGGAGTTGGCAACCTCGGCGGCTGAGCCCCGATTGATAGTCGAGCGAAAAGTAAAAGATGGCTGGGAAGAGTGGGAGGACTGCCCATTACAGGGTTTGCTTGACAATCCCTCTAAACAAGCCCCCAAGATGACAGCCTATTATATGCACTATGGGATCATGATGTACGAGGCGATCTACGGGAACGCCTTCCTGGAGAAGGTACGCTCTAAAGCTGGGCGCGTCGTTGCACTTGTGCCGATTAACCCCGAGCGCATGGCTTACAAGCTCACAGCGGATAACACCAGGCTTGACCATTGGGACTGCGCCATGGGGCAAGGGCAAACCATACCCTTGCTGCCAGAAGATATAATCCACTTCAGAAAGCCTAACCCTCGCAACCCGCTTATGGGCATGAGCCCGCTGTCAGTTTGTTTGCGGATGGCAGGGATTGACAATAACCAGGCCGACTTCGTAGCAGCTTTCTTTGAGAATGCCGCCGTCCCCTTTGGCTTATTGCAGCATAAGGAGCGATTGGACGATGCAGAGGTTGCTCGTATAAGGGAGAGGGTGCATGAACAATACCAAGGGATATCAGGATGGCATGACATAATGATCCTGGATACTGAAGCTTCATATCAGTCCATAGGCCAGGGACTTGATCATATCGATGTAGGCAAGATTTCAGCACTACCTGAGACTCGAATTTGCATGGCCTTTCAGGTGCCGGCTGCCTTAGTAGGGGCCCTAGTTGGCCTAGAGCATGGAACTAATCAGGCAACCCTTCGGGATTATAGGCGTAGCTTTTGGGAGGAGACGCTTGGCCCGATCTACAAGGGCCATGCAGACCAATGGAATCTTGATCTTGTGCCTGAGTTTGGCGATAACCTGCGGGTGCGCTGGGACTTCTCGAAAGTCTCCGCTCTCCAGGAGAATGAAACTGAAAAGCACAATCGAGCGCGGGCGGATCTCCAGGCAGGCTATATCTTGGTGGATGAGGCGAGGCAGGCAATTGGGCTTGACGTAATCCCTAATGGTCGTGGTCAAGTGTTCCTGCGGCCTTTGAATATCATGGAGATAGCACAGACACAGAAGGCAAAGGTTATCGGAGTCCATGAGCCCTATCAACTCAAAGCGGGTGAACCAGACCGTAATCTTAACTACTGGAAGTCACTGGATGCTACTGCTAAAGCCTGGGAGAAGCCATTCCAGCGGGAGGCGGCTTCACAGTTTAGGTCTGAGCTCGAAGGGTTGATGGCGATCCTACGCAAAGAGGGGAAAGCGGCCAAGATCAGCGTGCCATTTCAATTATACCTTTTGTCAGCGCTAGACTTCCTGAAGGCGCAGGGGGCCGAATGGCGCAAGGGGTTTTACCCGCTGTTCGAGGCGCTCTTGACGGCGCAGGGCGAGAATATCGCAGCACGGTTTGGGATTAGCTTTGACATCGATTCCCCAGCGGTGCAGGAGTTCTTAGGCGGTTATACTATGCGCTTCTCGGAAAAGCTATTCGATGTAGACGAGAAGGCTATAAACAGCCTTGTCTCCATAGCGCAAAGCGAGGGTTGGAGCGTACCGCAGCTTAGGGATGCGATAACGGACGAATGGGGCGGCTTTGCAAAAGACCGCGCCGAGATGATCGCAAGGACAGAAACTATCCGTAGCTCTAACGCTGGCGCGAAGGAGGCTATGCGCCAAGCGGGGATTAAGAAAATCCGCTGGCTGGCGGCCTCGGATGACAGGACATGCGATTGGTGCTTAGACCTTGATGGCAAGGTTATCGACATAGAGGGGAACTTCTTTGACAGGGGCGACCAGTACACGGTACAGGGTGAAGATGGGAACGAGCACACTATGACGCTAGATTATGAGGACGTGGGTTATCCGCCCCTTCACGCCGATTGCCGCTGTACGACAGTTGCAGAATTGGAGGATTGACATGGTAGAACATCGCACAAAGGATTGCCCCGCCTTTATTAAGGCATGGGATGAAGAGCAGGGTATTTTGGAAGGCTACGCCTCGGTAGGTGGCTTCCCAGACTCTTATGGTGACATAGTAGAGCCCGGGGCCTTCAAGAAAACGCTCAAGGAATTCAAAGGCCGCATAAGGCTTTGCTGGCAGCATAACTTTCGGGAACCGATAGGGAAACCCTTTGTTCTAAAGGAACACGATGCCAGCAAGTTACCGCCCGAACTTTTGGAGCGCTTCCCTGATGCCACCTGCGGGCTTTTTTTCAAGTCGCACATTTCCGACACTACACAGGGCAGGGATGCAAAGGCCCTTCTTAGGGATGGTGTAGTTGATGAGATGAGCATAGGTTTCGACGTTTACCCCGAGGGCGAAAATGTCGATGAGAAGGGCTTCCACCACCTAACGGATATAATTCTGTATGAGATTTCGCCGGTTACTATGGCCGCCATGCCCGCCGCGATGATCACGGATTACAAGATGCAGCTAAAGCCAGAGGAGACAGAAGATTATATCCGTATCCCCGTCGAGGGCGTGAGCTGTGCGATAACGGCCACGATTGATATAGACAAAGGGAAGGGTATCTCCGCACTCTATTGTGGCGTTGAGAAAAAAGTCAGAACGCTATTATTCGCCAAGGATCACGGCTGGACTATGGAGACCGCTAAAGCGTGGTATGAGGCCCATAAGGAGGACTTCAAGTCGGTGGAGTTGGAGGCGCCGATTGCTGGTCCTAATGAGATGGCATGGCATGACGTAAAACTTGGCCGCGTCATAAGCAAGAAAAACGAAGACAAACTACGGCAAGCGGCTGATTTGATAGGTGAGGTCTTATCGTTCTTGGACGAAGAAGATACAGAAGGCAAAGCGACCCCGATAGAATCGGGGAGCGATCCGTTCCCTGCCTTGGGGCAGGGCGAGTCGCTGGCCTTGCGGATCAGGGTTCGCCAGGCTGAGCTTGATAGTTTCGAGAAAACTTAGGAGGTTAAAATGACTCTCGCAGAAAAAAGAGAGAGGGCAGCTTATCTTGTGAAGGAAAGCAAGCGGCTGCTAGAGGAACATCCTGGAGATATACCGCAGGATGTGAAAGATAAGGTAGATCAGTATATGGCCGAGCACGATGGGATCGTGGAGGAACTGCGAACGGCCTCGGCTCAGGACGGGCTACGGGCTAAGGTGGCAACCGCTTATGGCGACTTCCATGATGCCCCTAGTGCCAAATCGGTGTTGGCAAATGCTTTACTTGCCGGTAGGTCCATCGGCGAGCAGTTTATGTCTGACCCCAAATTAAAGGCATGGCTGTCTCAGGTCGCCCCTTCCGGTATAATCCCAGAGGGCATCAAGGGGCTGAATTCGCCGCCCATCGGGTTTAAGTCCCTGGGGCTATTCCCCAGGCGCAAGGAACTGATCATGGGTGCTGATGACACCTCGGCAGGTGCTTTTGTGCAAACGGACTACACGAACATCTATGAGCTGCTGGGTCGCTTCCCGTTGACGATTCGGGACCTGATCTCGGTTCGCCAGACGACTAGCGACCTCGTGGAGTTTGTTCGCCAAACCCGCCAGGTGGTGGAGGCTGCCCCTACGCCGGAGGCCAACGTGAAGTATGTGACCGATAAGAGCGAGTATTCGGATCAGATACCGGGTACCAAACCCCAAGGCCGCATGAACTTCGAGAAGGTCGTGGCAATGGTTAAGACCATTGCCGTCTATGTGGGCGCTACCAAGCGGGCATTAGCCGACGCTGCCCAGATTCGGGGGATCATCGACCAGGAGTTGCGCGACGATATCGCCGAGGAGTTGGAGAACCAACTCCTCAACGGCAACGGTGCAGGTGAGAACTTCTTGGGTGTGCTGAATACGCCAGGGACATTAGTGCAAGCATTTGGCGCTAACCTATTGGCGACCTGCCGCCAGGCGATAACCACCTTGAGGGTGACTGGTCGTGCAACCCCGTCGGCGTGGGTTATGAACCCTGTGGATTGGGAGACTATAGAATTGACGCCTGACCTATTTGGCCGCTATTACTATGGCGGGCCGCTTGATGTAGGGCGGAAGATTCTATGGGGGATTCCCGTAGTCGAATGCCAGTCGAAGCCACCGGGGACAGCGATCCTAGCCGATTGGCGCAAGGCGGTTCTGTGGGATAGGGAGCTCGTTAACATCTCGATGACGGATTCGCATGATGATTGGTTCATTCGCAACATCATCGCAATCCTGGCCGAGATGCGGGCAGCTTTCGCCTTGATAAGGCCGACTGCCTTTATTGAGGTCGCCCTAGCACCGTAGATTAGCGAACTGGGGGGCGAGTAACTCTCGCCCCCCAGAGGGATAAGACATGACGCATGGTGTGATTTACATGACCTGGGGCCACACAGCCATGAAAGAGGCGGATAGAAGCATGGGGACGCTTTGGAAGTATAACCCCGCCATGCCCGTCTTGGTGATTGGTGATGCGGCGGCTGAGGCTCATTATAAAGCAAGCAAAAAGGTCATCTTCAAACTAATCAAAACCGATCCCTTTGATGAAACCCGTCCCCAGAGCCAGCAGTTCAGAGCGGGGAGAATCAAGCCCTTATTGTATAATCTTAGTCCTTTTGATCAATCACTATATGTTGATGCTGATTCGCAGTTTCAATCTTCACCCAATTTTGGTTTTAGTTTGCTCGATAAGTGGGACTTTGTAGTGGCCGAGACGGAAACAAGATCATTGCTTAATTCGATAGCTGGTCTACAAGAGACCCATTGGACGGCGAACTGGGTTGGTACGCCGCACCTCTTGTACCATAATTCGGGGTTATTATTCTGGCGCAAGAATAAGGTCGTAGAGAAGCTGTTCCAGTTATGGAGTAATGAGTGGCTCAGGTTTCAGGGCTGGGATGAGCAGGTGGCGCTTCTAAGAGCTTTATTGCGCTCTGAGGCTGTCTTTCTGACGGTGCCTTATACCTGGAACTGCCGGGAGGGTACTAAGACCATGCTATTACACCATTGGTTTGGCACAAAGGCTGTGCGAGCCATCCTACCGGTCGTGACGGCCCATAAGAGGATAACAAAGCCTCAAGCACTTATATTAACGGAGATTTCCCCAGGGCGATTCGTGAAATGTATACCAGGAGATGAGGAAGAGACCAAGAGGCAATTACTAAGGCTGCGGAAAATACCAGCAAGGAGGGCACATGCCAGTATTAAATGATGGGATTATCGGCGATAGAACTACGTGGGATGTTGCCGATGACAGTAGCCCGTTGGTGATCGTGAAACTGTCCGATAGGGTATCGGTCAAGATGCGGGAGGCCGAGGCTCGCAAGCGGGGGCTATTGCCGGAGGCCAAGCCCGCCAATAAAGATAAAAAGCAAAGTAAAAATAAAACGGGAGGTTAAAGATGGCATACTTACACGATGATGTCTTAGATCTGGGATTGGCTGAACTGGATGTCGACGCTACGAGGCTGGATATCTGCAAGACCGCTTGCCCCACCACGTACACTCAGGCGACCAGTACCTATACGCTGGGCAACAAGACAAGCCTTAACGTAGGCAGTCCCATAGCTCGAAGCCCTAGCGGGCGCAAGGTGGTAGTTCCTGCAATCACGGATGGTGCCGTCACGGGAACGGACACTGCGGCTTATTGGGCGCTGAGCGATCCCGGAACGAGCCGTCTGTTGGCAGCGGGGAGTTTGAGCGCACCGCAGGGCGTCACGAATGGCAACACGTTCACGCTGGCCAGTTTCGAGATAGGCATACCAGGGCCGGCATAATAGAAGGTAAGATAGATGGCACTGCCAACCTTTAAGGCTGCGGGAACTTTCACTGCGGGTTCAGGGGCAATTACGCCGCCATATCCTGTTGCCCCGAATGCTCCTGTTTTGAATGATATAGCCATCCTTGTTGTTGAATCTGAGAATCAAGCTATCTCGCTCACGACGCCCAACGGCTTTGCCGAGCTTGGCTTACAGGCGAACAAAGCGGCTGGGACGGCAGCGGTTGATCCTGCGTCTAGGTTAGCGGTTTATTGGAAAAGATGTGCTGGAGGCGATTCCGCCCCTGTCGTTGCCGCTCCAGGCAATCATGCCACTGCACAGATTTACCTTTTCAGCGGTTGTATTACGACAGGGAATCCCTGGGATGTCTATGGAGAAGGCAATGACGGTGGGGCAAATGACTTAACAGGCAGTATCCCAGGGGCGACAACGACGGTCGTCAACTGTCTGATCTTTATCATTTGCACATCGAGCTACAACAGCACGCAATCCACTGAGTTCTCTGCTTGGACGAACGGCGCTCTGGCAAACATCCTGGAGCGGGGTGACAACACTCACACCATAGGGTTAGGTGGCGGGCATGGCTCGGCAACTGGCGAGAGAGCGGCTACTGGGGCTTATGGCAATACAACGGTTGCTCTTGCCCACACCTCATACAAGGGAGCGATGTCGATTGCTCTCAAGCCGCCAGGCATTGATGCCCTTACCGCGACGGGATTTGATGCTGGAGCTCCTGTACTCGATACTCCGCCTATAGGCCAAAAACACGTTCTAGGTGCCGTATCCCTCGATGCCGGCGCTCCAATTCTCGATTCGGCCACGTTAGGGCAAATCCACCAACTCAGTGCCGAGCCGATAACGGCGGGCACGCCCACTTTAGGTACGCCTACCCTGAGCGAAATAGTCGCCTTGGTGGCGAATTCTCTTGAGACGGGTGTGCCGAGTCTGGGCGAGCCGTCTCTTGGGGTTATACATAATCTTGCAGCGAGCAGTCTTGAGGCTGGAATACCCGCTTTGGACAGTCCCGGTATCGGGCAAAAGCACAACCTGGCGGCGGATAGTTTAGTTACGGGCGTTCCTGTTCTTGGCAGCCCTGCTATCGGCCAAGTTCATGCTCTTTCTGCGGACGGGTTGGCAACTGGGCAACCATCGCTAGGGGTGCCTCTCCTGGGGCAGATACACAGCCTTGTGGCCCTGGGGGTGGAAACGGCCAGCCCTGAGGTGGGTATACCAGCCATAGGCCAAAAGCATGTCCTAGCCGCCGAACCCCTTGAGGTCGGTAGCCCAACACTGGGCATTCCGGCTATCGAGCAGGAACATAACCTATTAGCAGAGGGTATTATTACTGGACAGCCAACTTTAAGTACGCCAGCATTGGGCCAGATTCACGCTCTTGCCGCCGATAGCTTAGAAATGGGCAACCCGGAGTTGGACACGCCTATTATCGGCCAGAAGCACATCCTTGCTGCCGATTCGCTGGAGATGGGAAGTCCCGAGCTGGGGACGCCTGAGTTGGCTGAAACAGTCGGCCAAGACAATCTAGTGGCCGAGGGTTTCGTTACCGGTACGCCAACTTTAGGTCAGCCTGTCATCGGACAGGTTCACGCCCTTATCGCTTTGGGCGTGGTAACTGGGCCGCCATTACTGGCCTCCCCTAATATGGGCCAAGTCCATTTACTATTGGCTGCTGGTCTGGAAACTGGCGTCCCGCTGTTGGGAATACCATCGCTGACGGAACACCCGCCCATTGTCTACATACCAGGGCAGCTATTCAGCGTTTCC